AAGACACAAAAAGAAGCAGAAGAAAAGCAACGTATTCAAAAGGGTGAGTTTGAGGAAATACTTAAAACAAGAACCCAAGAGCATCAAAAAGAAAAAACACAATTAGAAAATCAATTAAAAGATATTAAGATAAACAAGTCTTTATTATCGTCAGCATCAAAGAATAAAGCTATAAACCCAGACCAAGTTGTTGAACTTTTAAAGGGTAATATAAAGCTAAATGAAACAGGTAATGTAGAAATACTTGATAATAATGGAATTGCAAGATACAATAAATTGGGTGAACTTTTAACTACAGATGAATTAGTACAGGAGTTCTTAACACAAAACCCTCACTTTGTTAGTGCTACCCCTAGTGGTTCTGGCTCGGTGTCAAATGTGGATAGGCAAGAACTCAATAAGCCTTTTAATTTGAGTGATTTAGACATGAATAATCCAAAAGACAAAGAAGCCTATAGACAATATAGGAAAGAAAAATTATCTAAACCTTTTGTGATTAATTCTAAATTATAATCTGTTTTGTTAAAAGGAGAAAATTAAATGGCAGACGAAACAACCAGTTCGACCATTTCGGAACTATACACCGAGATAGTTGCAGAAGCTATGTTTACAGCTAGTGAACAATCAATAATGAAGGGTTTAGTCAGAAACTACACTATTGCGGGTGGTGGTAAATCAGTAGAAGTTCCGATTTATCCAACAGTTTCAGCAAGTGCAGTTAGTGAAGCATCAGACCTATCCAATACAGCGATTAATCCAAGTTCTGTTACAATAACAGCATCAGAAGTTGGTATTATGACAACATTAACTGATTTAGCTAGAAATTCAGCATCAAGGAATGTTGCTCAAGACATTGGGCGAGTTTTTGGTGAAGCTATAGCTAGAAAGATTGATTTAGACCTAACAGCATTGTTTGATGGGTTTTCAACATCAGTTGGTGGTTCTGGTGCGGCATTATCAGCAGATACAGTTGCACAGGCACACGCAAACCTAAGAAATAGTTCTGTACCAATGAATGATTTAGCTTTAGTTATTCACCCAATGGTAGCACATGACCTTAAAAGAGGTATGACCAACACTTATGCGGGTTTAGATACTGATATTTCTAATGAAGCATTACGTTCTGGGTTTATAGGAACTTTATTTGGTGTTCCAGTATTTGAAACAGCTAATATGGCTAATACAGGTACAGCGGGAGACTATAAAGGTGCTATGTTCCATAGAGATGCTTTAGGATTAGCAATGATGCAAGACCTCAAGATTGAGGTTCAAAGAGATGCTAGTTTAAGAGCAGATGAAATTGTAGCAACAGCAGTTTATGGTGTTGGAGAACTACAAGACAGCTATGGTATAGAAATCTTAGCAGATTCATCAATCCAATAATCAACTAAACTATGGGGTGGGAAACCACCCCTATAACTAAAGGGTTATTTATGGACACGATTAAATTAGAAAGAAATGGTAAGGTAATTACTAGATTAAAAGCTGATTATGAAATGAACAAGTCATCTTATGGTTTAAGAGGTTTTAAAGAATACACCGAAAAACCTAAACCCAAGCCAGAACCAAAACCAGAACCAGTTGTTGAGCCAGTTGTTGAACCAGAAGTAAAAGAAGATGCTTTAAGTTCTGATTGGATAGAAGAAGAAAAACCAAAGAAATCCAAAAAAAAGGATAAATAATGGCTACATCTGAATTTGCGGTTGCTAATAGTGATTTACAAAAGATACAACCAGATATTCTAGGTTTTGGGGTTTCTGATTTTGGCGATCAATTACAATTTGCTGAAAATGACGTTTTAAGGCGAGTTAGGGAAGAATGGTGGGAAAGATACAGGCATCAAGTTAGATACAAAGATATAACTAAGATTACATCTGTTGAAATGACCAATAGCAAGTTAACTAACTCACAATGGACACAATCAGTTGTTTATTTAACCTTATGGAAATATGCCTATCCAATATTAACTAAATGGCGAGACCCAGACACAGGCGAGGGCAAAGACACATTCCAAGTACAAATAGATTTTTATAGGGATAGATACGAAGAAGAATTTCAAGCTATTCTGCGTGATGGTGTTGAATATGATGAAGATGGTGGTGGTACTGTTTCAGATAGTGAAAAAGAGCCATTACATTATTTAAGGTTAGTTAGATAAATGCAAGTTTCTGTTAACATCAATGATATTGAGGTTAAAAAACTTTTAAAAACTATTTCAACAAAACAAAAAGCTGTAATAAACAAATCTCTTAACAGGGTTTCTAACATGGCTATTTTTATGATTACTACAAGAACACAAAAAGGCAAACTTCCAGATGGCGGTAATATGCGACCATATGCACGATCAACCGCCAAAAGTCGTAGAAAAAGAGGTAGGCAAACAGGTTTTGTAGATTTAACCGATACTGGTAAAATGTTTAGAAGTTTAGATTTTAAAACTGGTGTTTCAAAAAGCACATTATTTTTTGCAAACAAAGAAAGAGAAAAAATTGCAAGTTATCACGACACATTTGGAGTTGGTAAAAGAAAAATAAAAAGACCTTTTTTTGCTATTGGAAATAAAGAAGAAGATAAAATAATAAAAGAATTTAATAATTTTTATTTCAAAGAAATGAGATTATGAGCAAAAGAGAAAACATAGCTAGTGATATAATTACTAAACTTGATGCTGTTACAAGTCCTATTGAGTTTAAAAAAATTACTAGAGAACCTTTTGAAGTTGAAGAATTATCAGATGCACAGTTTCCCGCTTTATTTGTTCAAAGTGGTGATGAAACAAGAGAAGTATCAAGCATAGGCGATACTGGTTCTGGTTCTTATAGGGGAACAATAGATTTTTTAATAGTTGCTTTTGGAAAAGGTACTAATACAAATATAGATACTGTTAGAAATCAAATTATAGAAGTTGTTGAAGAAACCTTAGATAATGATATAACTAGAAATGGTAATGCTATAGATACCCAAATAACAGAAGCATCAACAGACGAGGGTACAATATATCCTTATGGCGGTGTAAGAATAACAGCTAGGGTTATTTATGAGTTTACTAGAGGGAGTGCATAATGGCTAAAAATGTTACTATGAAAAAAGGCGAAACTATTATAAAATGTTCAGAAGATCACATAGAGCATTTTCAGAACAATGGTTTTGCTTTAGACGATCAAAAACCAGTAATTAAAAAAGCTGAAAAAACTAAAGAAACTAAAGAGAAGGAGTAATAAATGGCTACACATCATGGTAAAGAAGGAGTTGTGACTATCGGTGGAACTACACTAGGTAACGCAACGGGTTTTACAGTTGATACTACACATGACGTTGTTGAAGATACCGCTTTAGGTAGTTCAATGAAATCATTTCTAGTTGGTAGAGGTACATATACAGCTAGTATTGATATGAACTTTGACGAAACTGATAGTGGACAAACTACATTGGTACAGGGTGCTGAATTAACTTTTGCATTTTTACCAGAGGGCAATGCTTCTGGAGATAGAAAGTTTTCTGGTTCTGGTATCGTTACAGGAATGTCAGTTGGTGTTCCCTTAGATGGTGTTATTACAAGAACTGTTTCTATACAGGGCAATGGCGGTCTTACAATAGGCACAGTATAGTAAAATGTCAGATCAAAAATTTGACTACTTTGATGGTATTCGTGACCATTTTAGTCAGCTTGACACGCAAATAATTGAAGTACCAGAATGGAATCTAGTTGGCGATAAAGCTATATTTTGTAAACCTTTTAATATGCTCGAAAAACAAAAGATTTTTAAAGGTGCGACAAACACCGATCTTATCGTTTTGATTGATGTTATAATTGAAAAAGCATTAACAAAAGATGGTGAAAAAATGTTTAATGGCACTCATGTTTTAGCTTTTAAAACTAAAGCTGATACTAATGTTATTGCAGAAGTTGCCACAAAAATAATGGGAACAGGAAACACAGATATAGAAGATAATAAAAAAAACTAAAAAATAATGTGGAATTACATAATATTTTTGGGTTAGCAGAAAAACTTCATAAGTCAGTTTCCGAAATATTGCAAATGTCTGTTGAAGAGTTTAATATGTGGTTAGCATACTTTCAAATCCAACATGAGGAAACAGAAAGACAACAAAGACTAGCAAAGGCAAGATAGTGGCTACAAAAAATGTAAATATAGATATTATAGTTT